GAATCAACAACATCTTTTGGAGTTTGTGGTGCTATTTGTTCGTATGCTCTTGCTGCATCATCTACTGTTCCCCCTCTACCCAATACTTCTTGAGCGGCTGTATCTGCTGGTAAGTTATTAACTCTTTTGGCAAAGTCAGTTGTTATGTTAGATGTAGTTAGTTCTGTTTTACCTACTTGTGGGGCTACTGGTGGTTGAACTGCTGGGGTTTCAACTTTTGGACCTAAAGGATTATTTCTGCCTGTTGATGTTTCTGTTTCTTTATTTTGTGCAGCTATATCTGAAGCTTCTGAAGGTTTAATTGCACCCTTAAGTACTAAAACAGATAAAATTTTATTAACAATGTCTGCACCTGCAGAACCTACTTTACCAGCTTGAGTTGGTCCACCTTGTTCATAAGCCTGCTGTACTGATTCTATGGGTTGATTACCTACAAAGAATTTAGTAATTGGGTTTTTAGACACTACAGGTTGTGGTGTTTTTTGTGGACTTCCTGCTATAGTTTTAACGCTTTCTATTGTTGTTGGAACTATACCCGCAACTGATGCTGCTATTCCTCTAGGAAAAAGAACCGCATCTTTAATTAATTTTTGGGTGTAAGCGTCGTTTTGTGCATTTTGTTGTTGTAATGCTTGCTTGGAAGCATCTGCACCGCCTGGTGTTAATGATGCGGGTCCAGCGGCTAAAGAAATACCAGCACTTTTTAATGATCCTTGTGAAACATCTAAAACATCTTTTCCAAGGGTTATTGGGTAAGTAACTGCACCTTTAATTAACGCTCCAAATGGTTTAAAGAAATTACTAATGTTTTGGTCGCTTTGTGTTTGAGTTGCAGGTGCTATTTGAGTTTGTTGTTTAATGTTTAGTAATTGATTTACATTACCGATTGTGTTGTTTTGAAAGGGTGCAGTGTCTTTTGGTTGTTTATTTAAATCGATTGGTTTAGGTGCAATTAATTGATTGTTTTGCTGTTGAATTTTTAAAGCATTTTGTTTAGCGTTAGCAAGTATAGGAAGTCCAATTTGTGCGGATTGTGAATTTTGTGAAAGATTTTGCATACCCATGTTTTGATTGGGTTGAATAATTCGAATACCTTGGGGTTGTTGTATTTGCATTCCCTGAGGTGCACTTTGCTGGTTAAATACAGCATTTTGCAAACTTTGTACAGGAGCTGATATAGGATTGCTATTATCATCATTGGGTCTTTTAATTCCCAGCATTGTATAGGCGTCCATAATTCCTCCTATTGGTTAAACATTGATGATAAACCCTGGCTTGGGTTAAAGTTTGGCTGTGGTAATCCAATAGATTTTTGAGGTCCTGTTGGTGCTGCATAATTAACATTTGCTCCTGTGGCTTGGCCTTTAGCTACAGTATCATTATAAATTTGATTGTAGTTAGATACATTACTATTTAAATTGTTTAATTGTGCTAATGTCGTAGCATCAAGTTGTTTTTTGGTGTAATAAATAAGATCTCTTGCTTCTGAACCACTAGCTTGTGCTAATTGATTATTAAGATTAGCTACATTTTGTTGATATTGTTCTGTAAGTGATTGTAAACTTTGTGATGTTTGAGCTTTAAGTACACCCTGAACATCTTGTCCCTGTGCTATTGCTGCATTAATTTGTTGTTGTATTACTGCATTGTTTTCGGCCGCATTTAAATTAATAGATGATTGACCCATAGCTTTTTGTCGTCCTAAAGCGTATTCACCCATACCTACTGCACTTGAACTACCAGCTCCTGCTATTCCTAATTGATTTTGAAATCCTTGGTTTTGACTTCTAATACTATCTGCAAGTTGTGCAAGTGAAAGATTTTGTGAAGCTGTTGTATTGGCTTGTTGCTGTCCAAATGTATTTAATTGTCCTTGAGTTGTATCAGCGTTTAATTTAGATTGTGCGTTAGAATAATTTTGAAGATTGGCTACATCTGTTGTGTAGTTTTGTGGAAGAGTATTTTGTAGTTGATTTTGATAACTAGCTATAGAAGTATCATATGAACCTTTAATTCCTTGAATAAGTTGATTGGTTGCAGTTGAATCTAAACCTGTTGGACTAACAGTTCCTGTAGCACCAGTTGATGTACCGCCACCAGATGCTCCCATGCTACCACCCTTGCCATACGAATTGTATTGGTCATACAAAGCTTGGACATTTTGATTGATTGTTCCAGCATCAGTACCATTTTTACTAGCATATTGATTAAGTGCTCCTTGGTTTACGCCATAAGATGTAATGTCGTTTCCAGAAGAACCTCCACCTACAAAATCTAAGTATTGTGGTGCATTTGCTGCTAAATATCCACGGAAATCTTGATTACCTGAATAAGTCATGCCCGATGGTGATGCCTGAATTTGTGCTGCCATAAAAATCTCCTAATTAAAAAAGAGCCATACCTTAACAAAAGGTACAACTCTTTGATTTCAAAGTGGTTGAACTCCTACATTATATCAAAAACGATAGTTTCTATCAATTTTTTTGGCTTCTTCACCTATTTTTTCAGCTAATGCGTTATCTCCATTGCGGATAGCTTGTGTCATTTTTTCTCGTAAATTAGCAATGTATGGAGATCTAGATTGGTCTCTAATAGCATACATAACATCTTCAGCCTTTTTACGTTCATGTTCTGGTGTGTTGGGGTCGTTGGCTTTTTGTTGCATCTTTAAATAATCCATCTGTCTGGACGGATCTAAATTTCTTGGATTCATATTATGCTCCGTCTGGGAATGTGTAACCTAATTCTTTAAGACGGTCACGTACGTCCCATGGCTCCATGTTTAATACTTGGGCCAATTTATCTTGATTAGCATCTAATGCTTCGTGGTGGATAGCTAAAAAAGCATCTACTTGAGTTTCTAGTTCTTTGTCTTTAATAGTTTCTTTAGCTATTGCTATTAAATCTTTTGACTCTAATTCTTCGTAAAGTTCATCTACTGTTAATTGTTTAATTAGTTTTGCTAAAACTGGTTGAATTGATCCTTCGTTTGCTGGTTGCATTATTCCAGCTTCCGTTGAGGCTACTGTTGATTTTGCCATATGTTCTCCTTAGTTAAATTAAAAAGGGTAGAAGTAATTAAACTCCTACCCCTTATGCGTAACGGAAGTTCTATTAAGAAATAGAAGCTTGAGTTACAACATTTATGACCCATGATGAGTTCAAGACAACGCTTGCGAACTGACCTGCCCATGAAATTACATGGAATCGTTCTGCAGGGTTGTTTGAATCTGCACCAGTGACAATGTAGAGCTTAGGAGCATCTAGTTGGTTGTCGTATACACCAAATGCTTCTCGTCCGTGGATATAATTGTCATAAGTTACTGGAGTACCAGCGGTTGTGTAACCTTGGTTAGTAACTAAGAAACGTACACCGTAAAGTGCACCAATTTCACCAGCGTATAAAGCCTGAACATTTGAGTATGCAGCCGCATTTTGCCATGTGGATGTAAGGATTAGGTCATATTCGGTCTGTGGTTGAATCTTACCGATCCAGCCAAAAGTTCCGTCATACATTAGAGCCTTGTTCTCTTTAAGTGTTGCAACAGCCTGTGCTACGTTAGCAGCAGTTAGGTTGGCACCAGTTGTAAGAGAAGTTGCACCACTGTGCAAAGCGTTACGTACTAGAGCATCCAATGATTCACCCATATTCTGGGCTACAACATCGATTTTCTCTTTGTCTCGGTCATCAATGTCTACTGTACCCAAGAGGCGTGATACCTGTACTGAGTTTCCGTATTCAGCCAAAGTTACTGTAACTTGGTCGTCTACTAGAGAAACGAATGCAGGGTTGGTACCTTCAGTTGATAGAGCTGTAGTAGCTAAAGTTAGTGGGCGGAATCTGTTAAAGATTACTTGCTTTCCAGCGTTGCCTTCTAAGGCTCTTAACTGAGCACCTTCTTGGTGTACGAGCATAGCACGTGCTCTTTCTAGGAAACGTCGTTCGTAGTAAACTGCGACTTCGTTTGATAGTGAGCTAGTAGTATTTAATACTGCCATTGATTTATACCTTTATTTTTAACGAACTCTCTTTGAAGCAAAGTATTGTTCCATCTCTTTGGAAGTCATTGATTCAAACGGTTTCTGACTCTTTGCAGGGCTAGAAGTTGGTTTGTTCGCTGCTTTTCCTTTTGATGATACCTCTTGATTATTCGATGGTTTTCCCGTTGTATTTGACATTGAGTCCAATACTCGTGTTAAAGGCTGTAGGAATTTTGTAAAGCTATACGTAGGGTCTTTAGCGTACACGTCACCGTATGATTCGGTAATGTCATGAACTAAGTCCTCATCGTAATCTTCGCTATTTGGATTAAGCACTGAGTATTTTTGCTCAGCTTTTTCAATTTCAACTGCACGCTTATCAGCAGATTGCTGTCGTGTAAAATTAGATTCCAAAACCTTTGCGGTTGTTTGCATTTTCAGATCTACTATCTGAGATGCTGCATTGATTATGTCCTGCTTAATTTGGTCAGGAGTAATCTCGCTCATCTGAGAATAGTCAGGTAACTGAACACTTGATGGACTAACTTGGTTGTTTGAAAGCTCTTGTGTAAGAGTAGATGGTTGCTGCAAAGCTCCCTCTAATTCCTTAATCCTAGTTGTTAATTCACTTATTCGCCTCTCTGCACGAGAAGGTCGTTGTCGTACCCCATCACTACCTTCGGCACCGTTACTCTCATCACTAGAGTCGGAATTACCCTTCGCCTCAACAATACCGTTATCGACATTGGCGTTAGTTGGTTGTAGTGCCTCGGCACCTGCGTTTGAACTTACATCTGATGACGAATCAGTTGCTCCACCTGCAGTGGTGGTGTTTTGCGTCGTTTCTGAATCAGCCATGGCTGCTCCTTTCTTACACACTTGTTAAAGGTTCGTGCGTCACCTGGGGGTGATGTCCCCCAACGCCTGCTCATCTATTTGGGGTGAACAGGAGTTGAATGGCATCATCTATCTTTAATTATTGGCTCTCCATTCTGTTCAACACCGACAAGCATTTTTTCAGTTCCAATAAAAGCAATCGTATGTTGATGGTCACAACTTCTACAAATAAGGAAAGGACCTTGTTGTATAGGTGAATGATAAACTCCAGATTTAGCTTTAGCCTGAAGGTCTTGATTAACTTTTGTAAAATCAGGGAATTGAGCTGCTTGGGCATTCTTGATTTCATCAATAAAGTCCTTATTTTCTTCTTCCATCTTTAATCTTTTCCTCTACTTGAGCGACTGCTGTTTCGACAGTTAAAATAATTTTCTCAAGTTCATCGGCTACTGCATTGGTAGTGATTGTTAATCTTCCTATCTCTTCTATTGATTTAGTAGGAATAGCTTGCTGTAATACTTTGCCTGAACGGTAAGACTTAATTGTTGCGTCAAAATCTTTCTTGATTAGAACCCAACCTGGATGATCGTTTAGTGAAGCATAAGTCTCTATTATTAAATCTTCTTCTTTTTCAAATTCTTGCTCTTCTTCTAGTACTGGTTCTTGTAAAAGGGTTTCATCGAACGAGACTTTCATGTTACCCCGTATTGCTGATTGTCCTCTATTCATTGTCCTAGTCCTGAACTTGCTTTAATTTGTGCTATTGCTTGTGCAATGTCTGGATTACCAATACTCATAGGTCCCTGAGCAGATTCTGGGGCTGCTGAAGGCATTTGTTGGCCTTGAGCTGTACTCTGTGGCATTTGGCTCATATCTTGTGGTGCAGCGGCTGCAGGATTGGCTGGAGCTTGTTGTTGAGGAGGCATACCGCCTTTAGCATTTTGTAGTGCAATTTTAGCTTGGGTTTCCATTTGCATTTTTTGCTGTTCGTAATTCATAAAAGCTTGTGGGTCTATTTGAATACCAGCCTGTTGAGCCATTTGAGCGGCACCTTCTGGTGGTAAGTCTTTAATGTTGATGGTTTCACGTAGCATTTCTTCAGGACCCTTTTGTTGTCCAGGTAAACCCTGACCAGGTTGGCCTTGTCCTGGTTGCTGTTGAATTGGTTTAAGTAAAGTTTTAACGTCTCGTATGCCACCAGTTTCAAATAATTCTCTGTAATACTGTCCATAATCAAATTGTAAGCCAGATTGCTGTAGTTGAGCGTCCATTACTCCTGGTTGTGCCATCATTGTGTTGTGTATTTCTAGTAATTGTTGGTGTAATTCTTCTTGTTCTTGTTTATAGGTGGATTTGGCTTTAATTTTGAACACATAACCCTTGTCATTTTTGATTCTAGCTGGTTTAATAGTGATTTTTACTCGGTCGCCACTTTTAGAAATCTTAACTGAGTCTTTAATGTCAGGATATGACTGAGCTATTTGCTGTATTTCTTCTCCGTATAGGTAAAGTTCAATAGGATGTTCATGTTCAACGTCATTTATGAGATTAATCATGCCATTAAATAATTCTTCAATAGCTTTGTCCATAAATTTAGTGTCAATGTCATCACGTGTAGACTGACTTGCGTTCTGAGATTGAATAGCTTGTGGAGTTTTGCCTTCAGTTGGAGTATTTGATTCACCACTAGCTCTCGTTGTAGTCTGTCCCGTTATGTTACTCATTATGCCCTGAAGCATTTGGAATGTTAAATTGTTGTTTCCATCTACATCTGGGAACTGGTGGTGACTTATATCGTTGGGGTTAGAAACTAACCACTTAGCTCCAGGCTGGAATCTAACAGTTGGCATTACTACGTTGCCATTAAGTACTTTAATTGGTGGGTAAGTTCGTAGTTTAAGTCCATCAACTAATAGGTTTGTAACAGTATCAATAGCGTATTGTGCGTATCGTCCCTTTTCCATATCACCAAGTCCAATAACTGAATCTAGTGTAGGCATAGCATACTTAAGTACTACAGGAATCTTTCCGTTCTTGTGTGGGTTAGGAATGTTACGAATAACTACGTTACCAAAATCAGGTAAGAAATCTATCCATCGTCCTTCAGAACCTGATTCGTATTTAGTGACTACTTCAATTTCACCCGTGTCAGTAAATACTGCTCGTCTTCGGTATTGGAACATAGGGTTGTGTCGTAGATAATCATTGTAGCTAGTAGGTCGTGTGCCACCTTGTTTAGTCTTTTCTAGAACTTGAGCGATTGCATCTAAATCGTAATCAGTGACGTTTTCTTCTACTAACTCTTCTAAGTATTCACGTGAAATGTAATTTGAAATAAATACAAAATCACAGTTGTGCATTGAGTATCGTCCCTGCTGTGGGAAGAAGTTTCTAATAGGTACTAACCAACAATCTGGTCCAGTATAGTTTTGAGTATAAGTCCAGTCGTAGCACATAGGCATAGTTCCATACACGTTGGAATACATGTCCCACATAAATAACTTAGTCTCAAGATCATATTGGTAGGCAGCATTTGGGTAAATGTACTTCTCAAGGATTAAGTCCATGAGTTGTCCTTTACCTTGGTCCTGTAAACCCAGCGAACGAACTGTACCCTTAGGCAAGTTTGACATTACACGACCAGCACGCTCAATAACAATAGTTGAAAGAGAACCTTCGCTTAATCGAACCTTGGCATTGTCAGGGGTTCTGCCTTGGACAAACAGTAAATCTTCGTACTCATCCCAGTCGAGGGACATGTAACGAAGAGCGTTTTGTGCAGTTTGGAATTGAGATGCAAGCATCCCACGAAGTTGAGGGTCTCCGCCAGTAGTCTGATCGGCTTCCTCGGCGGCTTGAATTCGGGTATCGTAATCTTTACCCTTTTCATCTTTTACTTCATTTAGTAGACTAGGTTGTTTTTTATCCAAAACAGAAACTCCCATTAATTAAGGAGTACCTGCTTTACCTAGGCTCAGTACTTAGCAAACATTATATCAGTTTGTTTATGTTAATGTCAAGTTACTATACCGTGCTTACGAAGTAAATCGGGATCAGATTTAATTAAACCAACTTTATCCCATCTAGTTTTTCTATTGTTTGCACTTTCTTTGTGAGTAAGATATCTTAAATTACTTAATCTGTTATCTAATGTATTTCTGTTGATGTGATCTCTTACATAACCATCTTTAAGTTCTGGCAATAATAATCTGTGTAAATAGATTACTTTTTTGTTTATAGTTGTTCTTACGTACCCGTGTTCGTAATCTTTTCCTTTTTTAGCCCCTTTATTTTTATACCAATACTATTGATAATTTGTAAGGTATTGATTTTCAGGAATATCATCTATGATTGCGTATTTACCTACTGCTTCTCCCCTAAGAGGAAGTTTAATTATTTTATCCATAGGTACATAATATCATATGTCTACATTACTTGTCCACTAAATTAATTTGTTTCCGTATTCGTCAATTAAAATGTGTGAGATGTGTCCTTTGTCATAGGTAATAGTCCACGTTCTTGCTCCTGTAAATGTAGACTTCTCGGTGTTTTCCATCTCTTGTGCAACTGACATCTTGGCTATCTCGTCACTCGGAAATTTACGCTTCATTGATTTGCTTAACACTAGAACTGCGGGAACAGAGTTCATGTATTTGATTTCTAATAGTGAGTGACCAAACTCTACTTGCTCCCCATGATCTAAGATTTCTTTTCCTAAATCTGCCCACTCGTGCCAGAACTTTTCAATTCTTTGCATTTCTTTCAGCCCTCCGTTGGTTGTCATCTAACGATCGATTCATTCCTTGCAAATCACGGTACAGCTTTAAGATTTGATGTCTATGTTCTTGTTTGTTTTTACTGCGGTAGACATTAATTGCCATACCAAATGTTCCTACTCTCATGCCAACAGTACCATCTGCTGTCAAAGAAATGTTTTCAGCTTTAGGACAAAGCTCTTGTATTTCTTCTAAAGTCATAACCCTCCTTACCTTAAAAACCCATTTTTATCAAAACCTAAGTCATCGTTCTGTGTAAATCTTGTAGTGTCTTCCCTTGGCTTCATTTCAAAACCTGCACGTGCGTATTCAGGTATGTCATCATACACGGCGTAATTATTGCTTATTTGGTTTTGTTTGACAGATACTGCAAGATAGCGGAAAGCGTCAGCCCCGTTAGAAGACCAATCATGAAGTGGTTTATTATCGTATACACGTGTTTCCTCGTTGTACTTTCTATGGTAATTCTTTAAGCAAGCTAATCCTATTTCACAGTTCTTCTTGTCGAAGTAACATCTTTGAAGCAGGATACGTGTTGCATTGATACCATCTTCTATTTTTAATTTAGGAGCTACTCGGAAGTTTATTCCTAGGTTCCTGGCTGTCTCAACTCTTGATAGTCCACTACCAAACTCTCTTACCTTAATATCGTGTGGAGCAAAGTGTTCTCCGTAAACATAGGGTTTGTTTTGTAGGACTTTAATGTAATGGTCTAAACCTTTACCGTTGCCTTCGTAATAATCTATGAGATTAACCTTATCATTAATAAACTGAGCAAACCAAATTCCAGTAGCATCACCAACACCCAAATCCCAATAAGTATGTACAGGATGTTCCTGCCTATAAGGAACAGCCGTAACCCTATCGGTTTCTTCTGCCAGTGCAATGAGATCTCCGTAGTAGCTTCCTTGTATTGGCTCATCAAACGAGCACATAAACTCTTGATTGAATAATCTTTCGTCCCCATATAGCCCCTTGTATTCCTCTCTAATCTCATCAAGTTCTTTCTCAGAGAATTGTTTAGCGTCCCTTGCTGTTAAATAACTTACAAACCACCCACTTTTAACTCCTTGTTGATACAGAGTTCTTGCGTGGTTATCTCCACGAGGGGTGAAATTAAACCACATAAATCCTTTGTTCTCTCTGACAATAGGAAGTAGGTAACCAATAATGTTAGGACTCATAAGCGAATACTCGGAGAAGACAATGCCAGCAGGGTTTGTTCCGACAATGCGGTCGATGTCACTTGCTCCGATAATCTGGAAAATTGAACCATTGTAAAGCTCTATAAGCATTTGTTGTTGGTCAGTTCTTTTTCTAATTTCAGGAGGTATGTGATCCATAGTCTTAAATCCATTAGAGTCAATGTTATCCCACAAAGCTTTACGTCCTTGGTTAAATTCAGGAAAAACGTAATAGTAATTAGCTACACGTTTAAGCATTTGAAGTAGAAGTGCGTTTACCATAGTCTTGTCTTTGCCGTGTCTTCGTGGCCAAACAATGATAGCTCTGTCTGCTGGTTTGTCTTGTATAGCTAACCAGAAATCTTTTTGATAATCTCTAGCTACGTAGTTGTAAGGGATAGTTAGGTCCTTCATTATTCCCTTTCTTGTGTTCTTTTACACAGTTCATTAAATGTGGATTATAAACAGTTTTGCAAATAGGGCATTGCCATCCTAAATACAATTTATTAAAATCATTTTCATCCTCAGCATACTCTCTAAAGATTTCAGCTAGGTCATCAAAGAGACTCATCTCTTACACCTCACACAATAAGATTGATAACTTAATCTATGCAGACAACATTTCTTTAGTTTTAACATCCGAATTTACACAAGCCTTTCGCATAGCCGTGATTACAAGTTTTTATTTTCTTGGCAGCAAGTATTGTTGTTAGGTCTAGTTGTTTACGTGGATTGTTTGAACTGCGTTCATTGTTTGAACTGCGTTCATCTACATGTATTGCTAGAGGTTTAGGCTCAGTTGTATTAATCTTTTGTTCTTCATGGAATCCTTCGGTTAATGGGTAAGTTGTTTTATTGGTTGAGCTATGCTCATTGGTTGAGCTATGCTCATTGGTTGAGCTATGCTCATTGGTTGAGCTATGCTCATTGGTTGAGCTATGCTCATTGGTTGAGCTATGCTCATTGGTTGAGCTATG